AGCGTCGCGAGTGCCCCGGCCGCCTCGCGCCACAGTGGGCGCATTGTGCCGTCGGCGAGTCGTCGGCGGGCCTGGCCGTAGTTGGAGTAGGTCGCTGCGGCGAGTCCCTCTGAGAGGCCGACGATGACCGGGGGGACGCCAGCCGCGGCGGCGACTCGCGTCTCGCCGGCACCTTGGACGCCGCGAAAGTCAACCTGTCTCAGCGTGGCGCCGACGACCTCGGCTCTCGCGCCTGCTCCGAGATACATGTTCTTGTAGGCGTTTCCGGCGCCCTCGGTCTGCGACGAGAACAGCTTTGTCCAGCGCTCGAACTCGTCCGCGTCTTCGATATCGGTTGAGACGATCACGTTCGGGGTGGCGCCCTGGTCCATGAACTTGAGCTTGTGCTCGGTCATTGACTGGTCGCCCATCACCTCGCGGATAACCGGCGTAAGCCAGGACATTCCGCGCCACGTCGCCAGCGGGTCCGGCACCGGAGCGAAGTGCGCTACGAACTCCGGGAGCAGCACCTCGGGTCTGCGACCAGAACCGCGGCCGCCAGGGTGGTACAGGTAGCCGATCACATCGACGTCGATGTCGCCGATCTGCGTATCGGACACGGGATCGTCGTCTGAGCCACCGACGATCGTCACCCAATCGGGTCGCAACCGCCGGATCAGGCCGCCGGCCCGCAGCGCCCCGTACCAGTTGCCGCTGAGGTCGGCGTCTTGAATCATCCGCGTAAGCAGATGCCCGGTCGTCTTGCCCGGCGATGGTCTCTCCAGCGATCTAAGCGCCCGCGTCCCGAACAGCTCACCCGGTCGCCCTCTCGCCATCGTCCGGAACTGGAAACGCGCCTCGCTGAACAGCAACTGCCGCACGAGCATGCACGCGAACACGACACCGTTGCGCTTATAGGCCATCTCCACGAGGCCGGCGAAGTCGCTTGGGATCTCCTCGGTAGTGCCAGAGATCGTCTGGTTCAGGCCCATCGAGTAGCTGAGCCCTCTCCATGACAGGAACGATGCCCAGTCTTCAAGGCTCAGCGTCGACCTTGCTTCGCCGCGAACGCGGGAGCGGTAGAGGCTCGGCATTTACCGCTCGTCTCTGCGCTCGAGATCCGCGAACGCGCCGACGTACACGAGGCCAGTCCCGGCGGCGATCAGCGCTGCGGGCACGTACACGAGCGCCAGCCCTGCACACGCCAGAGCACCGCCAACGAGGACGAGCCCAACGGCGAGCTTCTCCGCTGTCAACCCCATGCGATCAGCGGCGCCTTGCGTCTCGGTCTGTCCATGATCCCGACCGCGTAGCTGTGTCCCATGAGAACCTCCGTGAACGCGTCGATCGGGTATCTGCCGCGTCTCTCGCCTTTGGCGTCTCTCGGCCGGTCGTACTTCCATCTCTCGCCCGACAGCTCGCGTCTGACCGCGTTCAGCACATGCCTACGCAGGCCTCTGTGACCGTCGTGAACGAGCCAGCCCGCGCGCAACGCCTCGTCGAAGCGGACCGCAGCAAGCGCCATCGGCGCGTTGTCCTGAGAGTGCTCGATGAAGTCGAGCGGCGGCAGCGGCTCGTCGAGCAAAGGCAGTCTGTATCTCGCCCGGATTCTGTTGTCGCGCTGAAGCGGGTGCTCGCCCTTGGCCAGCAGCTGCGCCATCTGCTGGCCGCCAGCGTTCGGGTCGTACACGATCCCGATGAGTTCCGGGTACTCCGCCTGCAGTTCGAGGAGGCCGATCACCACAGCGCTCTCGTCGACGGGCGGCTCGATGATCCGCGTGCCGGTGATCACCCGTCGCTGTTGCGACTCCCACACAAGAACGCTCATCGCGGTCGTGTCGACTCTCCACCCGAGGTCGAGCATGCCGACCGCCCACTTCGAACGGTCTGCATCGAGGCGGTTCTCGGCGAGGCCATCCCAGACATCCGACTCGACGCCGGGACCACTCAGCCGGGTCGGCACGTTCGCGACGAAGCGTGCCCAGTGGGCTTCGGTCATCGATGGAGACCTCCGCTTGCGAGCCAGTGACTCCACTGTGTGCGTGGGCAACGGGTTCGCGAGCTTCACAATCTCCATGTCGTCGAGGTCATCACCCGGCGCCAGCCGCCAGTCGTGGATCAGCGATTCACCGGGGGTGTACGACCGGGTGTGGCGTCCGACGGTGATCGTCTCCGCGGCGCCACGATGCATCGCTTCGCGAACGTCCTCGAACTCTGAGCCCGGCTCGCCAGCGGTCGAGATACCGAGCAGTTGACCAGAGCGCTTGTCGAGCTTGCCGCGCCACGTTCGCCACAACCGCATGTCCCGCGCGCGGTGCGGCTCGTCAACCGTCGCGAGGTCGGGGATCGCGCCGTCGCCGGTGCGGTCGTCCGCGGCCTTGACCTGGATCTTGCCGTGCGAGCGATATGCGACGATCCGGCGGTAGCCCTCGAAGACGCGAAAGCGATTCAGGAACCCAGGCGAGCGGTAGACCAGGCCGGCTGCTTGGTCGAACAGGATCCCTGCCTGCTCGCGTGACGCAGCTGCGACGAGGCAGTTCGCGGTCGACTTGAAGTCCGCGAAGTACAGGTTCACGCCGGCGAGCAGCGTCGTCTTCGCGTTCCCTTCGGGGATCACCACGAGGATCTCCGGCGTGCCGGAGAAGATGTCCTCGACGACGTAGAGCTGGAAGTCCTCCGGATCCCAGAAGACCTCGGTATCGAGGACCATCAGGCGGGCGTACTTGCGCCAGTGATCGACCGTGAACGGTCGCAGCGGCTTGTGCGCTGACCTATCCCGTCTTCTTCTTGCGCTTCTCGGCGAGCTCGTCGTGCGCGTCGATCTCGGCGAACGGGTCCTCGGGTTCGTCGTTCTGCTCACCGATGCCAGCCGCCTTCCTGCCCCGCGGCGTCAACGCCAACTGGTCCGCAAGCGCGGCCGCCCGCTTCGTATGCCGGTCCCATTGCACCGGCACCCCGGCCGCGATTCGCTCAAGGCGTCCCGTCACGCGCGACAGCGCAGCCCAGTCGACCGAGTTCGGGTCAGCCGAGTCGGCGAGCCGCTCGACGTGATCGGTCAACCGGCCGAGCCACTCCCAACCGTCACGCGCGTCCTTCGCGCCCATCAGCGCATAGACATACTCGGCAAGAAGGGGCGCCTGCTCCCAGCTCCACGACCCCTGTTCCTTGAGCACCTTCACGCAGTGACGCCACACGCCGAGGTGATGGGCGTCGAGACCCTCGGGCGGCTGCTCCGCCGTCGGAATGTTGCTGCCCATGCGACCTCCCTACGGGCGCGCGAGGTAAGAGATCCCCCAGGGCGAACTCGCAACCCCGGTTTTTTTCGCCACGAGCAGGCGCGGTGCTAGACGGGCGGGTCGTCCCCTCGCGGCACCCCCTCCCCCCGTCCTGCTTGCCGGGTTGATGCCTCAGTAAATGCAGACGGCGACGACTCGCGTGCCGGCCCCGCACCCGAGCGCGAGCGCGAACGCGTTCGCCGCGGCGAGCAGCGCCGCCTCGGCACCCAAACTCACGCGTAGCAGGGCCGCAAGCAGCCATGTGCCGATGATCAAGGGCGGGATCCGCAGGGTTCACTTGGCACCGACGTTCTGATGGCACGCCTACAGCTCTGCTGCAAGTTGGTCGAACCAGGCACGTGACGCAGGGTCGTATCCGCCACAGCCCCATGCTCTGAGCGTGTCGTCTGCATATGCCGGGTCGACGCGCCACGAGTGGAAGGCGCAGGCGAATGACTCCCAACGATCCCTGGCAGCGTAGGCGCCGAGCGCTCTGGGTGCGGGTAGCCAGTAGCCGAGGCGTTCGCGGAGCCGGTAGTCAAGTACGTGCCCGAACTCGTGCAGCAGCGTGTTGACGCAGGGTCCGTCGTGCGGCGTCATCACGAGCGTGAGCGACTGGTCGAGCGAATGGTGCGGGTAGCTGACGTGTGCGGTGTTGCGGTACGAACTCTGCGCGCTTATCGCCTCGTAGCGGTGCAGGCCAACGAAGACAGGATCTGCGCCGAGAAGGAAGTCCGCCGACTCGGCGATTCGCCGGATGCCCGCGGGCAGGTAGGTCAGAGCTTCGCCCACCGCCGCCGCGATGGCGGTGTCGTGCACGCGGTCCATCGCGCTCAGCTCGCGTAGGGATCCGTCGCCCGATCGTGCGTCCCGCAGAACGTGCGGCCCGCGTCGGGGTGGAACGCGGCCGGGTCGCTAGGCCGGTAGTCGGCGAGCGCTCTCGGCGAGTGGCAGGCGCGAAGATCGTCGATCGCGACGCAGCGCTTCCCGGTCTCCGGGTCGGTCCACGTGCACTGGTAGCCGTCGCGCTCGAGCACCGCGGTGCGGAAGCGCTGCTGAGCCTGTCGGTTGCGGGTCGTCGAGCGTCCCGTGCTGCCCGATGCCCCACGACAGTGAGGGCATCCGCCGCGCGTGTTCACGTCATACGTGCCGTTGCAGCGGTGACACCAGCGGGTGACGGTCACGGGCGCTTGAGCGCGTTCCGCATCTCGCTCGCGAAGAACGCGATGAGCCTCGGGCGGCCCGTCGAGAAGGCGGCATGAAGAGCCGATGAGGCGTCTTCCGGCGAAGAACGGTCGGAGAGCCAGCCCGGCTGCGCGCCCATCCGATGCAGCTTGTGGTCGATACGGGTACGCCGGGCGATCAGTCGTTCCATCCTGCGTTCGGCACGACGCTGACGCAGTCGGGTCAGCACGATGGTCGCTCTCCCCGTTCGATTGAAGTGTTCTGCCCCTCGGACGTCTCTCGGCGCCGTCTCGGGAAGAGCGGCGCGCTCGATCACGGCATCCTTGGAGCCGGTCGGTAAACGCCCGAGGGGGCAGTGGGAGCGGGCGGCAGGGTTGAACTGCCTCGCGACGGGTTATGAGCCCGCGCTGCCTACCGAGGCTGCCCGCACGAAAGAAGTGGTCGGACCGCCGGAGCCGATCCCCGGCGGTAGGGCGTCGCTACCGCCCATTTCCTCTGTCCGGCCTGCGGCTAACTCAGGCTCGGGAGCCGGTCCGAAGATACCGGCGACCGGGCGCGTCCCGGCACGAATGCTGCCCCATGGACTCTACGGTCGACGGGCAGCGAAGATCTACTGGAGGCCAAGCATGCGGTTGACGGTGCGGTCGAGGCCGTCTGCCTCCCACGCACACCCATGCTCATGGACCTCGGCCGGCAGGCAGTCCAGCCGGTACGCACCGCAGCCAGGGCATTGATTCGGCTGAAGGTACTCAGCCCTCGCAGCAGCGCCCGCCTCGATGGCCCCGAGCAGCTCGGCGGCTTCCTCCAGCGCCGCCTCGGGCTCCATGTCCGCCATCACGGCTTCACAGACTCGACGCGAACGGTCATGCGCTGCTCGCTGTGACGCCACTCCGTCGCGATGATTCGCTGCCCCGCTCGAAGCGCCCAGGCCGGCTTCTCTACCCCATCGACGAACACGACGAGACTTCGCCGATCGCGACGCCCGGAGTTCGCGAACGCGCGAACGCGCGACACAAGACCCATGCCCGTCATCCTACTACGCCAGCTCGCGCCACGGTCGGCCCGCGAACCAGGCAACCACGCCGAGTACCAGCGGATCCGGCAGACCAGTGCTGATCACGATGACGAGCAGCACCAAGAAGCAGACGGTGAGGCAGGCGACCATTCGGCGCGGCGTCAGCCACTGAGCCGCCGGATCCAGCGAATCGGTAACAGCGGCGCGAAGAGCGGCGGTCGCGTCGGTCAGCGTTCTCGGCTCGCGCATCACGTCCACCAATGCCCTGGAGTCTACGCCGCTCTACGGCTGGTTTATGCGATGCAGATGGCGACGATGGACCCGCTCACACCGATGACGTTCACGCTCAACATCAGCGGCACCTCAGACCACTCCGGCACCTCACGACGACCGACCGCGAGCGCGATAGCCACGGCGACAGCCCATGTGCCGAAGATCAGCACGAACGGCAGGATCACGCCGCCGCTCCACGGAGTGCACGAGGGGCGACCGGCTCCCATGGCTGTGGTGTGCGCTTGCGGATGCCGCGCAACACCGCCGCCTGCCGATCAACCATGCAGTGCTCACACGGGCACAGCAACGAGCCCGTGCATGGGACGGGCTCGCGGGTCGACTCGACGAACGTGTCTGTGCGCAGCTGGACGACCTGCACACCGGCAGAGGAACTATCCATGAGAGAGGAACGGCGGCGCCTGCTTCCAGGGTCGCCGAACTGCGCTCTGCGGCCGGACGCTCGATATGTCGGAGCGCGGCTAAGGAGACGCGCCGCAAATTGTACTCGCATTCGTCGGCGAAAGTCCACTACGCCGCCGACCGTCGCAGCTTCCCTTCCACAATGTCGAGCTGACGTCGCAGCGCACGAATGCTCGTGCCGAGGTTGCGGCCGACGTCGCCAGCCTCTCCCAGCTCGCGTTCCATCCGCTCGATCTCGGACTCAAGCGAGGCGCGACGCTCAGCCCACACCTCCATCTGCGTGACCTTCGGCTTCTCGCGTGCAGCCTTCGTGAACGCGGCAAGGGTCTGCTCGTCGACCGCTGCCGGCTCTCCCGCCAGCGCCCGGACTGGCGAACGCACATAGTCGGTCTCCATCGCGGCCGGATCAGCTGCAAGGTAGCGCTCGCCTGTGCGGTCAACCTCGACATGCAGGACGTACACGTCACGGCCTGCCCAGCGCTCGTCGAAGCGGACGGCGAGCAGCTCGTCCGTGAGGAAGCGGTTCACGTCCTCGACGCCGCCAGCTCCGGTCGTGACCTCCTTGCCTTCGATCCAACCCGCGTCGTGTCGCCGGACCCATGCGGCCTTGTACTCGACGGTCGTTCTGTAGCCCGACGCGCGCACGTCAGCGAACGAGATCGCGCCGTGGCGCTCCGTGCTGAGCGACCTGACGACGACTCGGCACATGACCGGCTTGTCGCTCGCGGCCTTGATCGGGAAGCGATCACCGGCCTTCGGGACCAACGGCTTCACGAGCTCGACGCTCTGTCCACGCTTCGCTCTGCCGTGTCTGTCCTTGCGGCGTCGGTAGCGCGGCTCGCTCGCGACAATGACCCGGCGGATCTGCGTCGCCCTGCCCGCATCGATCGCCCGGCACAACGCTGCTTCGAGAATCATGTGGCTCCATCCGGTCCCGTTGGCAAGCTTGTCCACGCTCGTCTTGCGGTCGAGTCTCACGTGAACGCTCCTGCCCTCCGGGGCGGGGGCGTTTCCTCGTCAGGGGTCGCGCCCAGGACATACGTCGAGCGACGGCCAGACCTCAGGCGGGTGACCATCCTCCTCGAACATTGCCCAGCGCCTTGGCGGACGCCAGTGCTCGACGCCGTCCGCGAAGACGTAGTTGCCGATACGCGAGGCGCAATACGGGCAGTAGACCCAGTCGCCGCTCTCGCCAAGGCTCCCCCATTTGTGGCGGCAATGCCCGCAGTACTTCAGATAGGTGTGGATGCCGTCGCTGTCAGAGTCGCCGGGTTCCTTCGGGGACAGGTGACGCGCAACGCACAACGGCCGAAAGATCCCGCGGTCGGGGTCAGGGTCGGGCCGCTGGTCATCGCGCCCGGTGTTGATCCGTATGAGGACGTGCCTATCGTCAGCGTCGTCCAGCGGACGATGCACATGGGCTTGCACACGCTCGATCACGCCATCGGCGTTCGGGATCCGCTCCACTTCGACGGTGGACGTGTAGATGGCGCCGCAGTCTGTGCACTGTGTATCGCCCTCGCCGAGCCCCTCCCACGAAGTGGACCCGCATCGACACGGCGGGCTCGGGACGCGCGCGATCTCGATCTCGCTCATCGCTCCTCCTGTCCGTCCGGGTCGTCGTCGAACCCGAGCTCGGCTGCCAGCATCCCGAGCCCATGCAGCGGACAGTCCTTCGCGGCGATGTACTCGTCGCGGTCGTGGTCAGGCTGGCGGGTCGGGCATGTACAGCCCGCCGCGACCGCTTCCCGGCTGCCTGGTGCTCCCGGTCTCACCGCTGCGACCTCGAAGCTCTGCCGTGGCCTGCACCCTCAGAGCAGCAAGCGCCAACGCGAACGCTTTCTGCGTAGCCCAGTCCGAGTACTCCGGCTCCGTAACAAGCCGCTCCGCGATGTACACGCCCTCCTCGCCTGCCTGGATCAACAAGTTCGCGTCCTGGATCGCGAGACTCCTGTCGGTCCGCCACCGCGAGCTGGCTTCTACATCGATCGCACACCACTCCGACCGCACCGCAACATCTCCTGGCGTTATGGGACCCCAGGCCACGAAGGGAAGTGGCCTGGGGCGCCCGATCGCGAACCTGCGGGGGCCGCCCCGACCCTCCGCCTTCGTCGGCGACGACACAGCAGGCATGGATGAACGTAACCGTTTGTGTCAGCGTGCGCAGGCCGAGAAGTTCCGCCGATCGGGGGGTGCTCAGCGGCGCATCAACGCTCGCGATGGATCCGGTCCAGGACCCACAGGTTCTCGCGCAGCTCACCGAGCACCTCTTGGATCTCGCCCGCGGTCTGGTCGGATATCGAGTCGATCTCCGGGTTCACAGCCCAATCGATGTCCGCCGGTCGCTCTCCAGCAGGCAACCGTGACGCGGCGTTGACGACAAGCCGCTCGTCCTCGTCTTCGACCATCCGCGCAAGCGCACCAGAGCGCAAGAGTCTCCGCGTGATCATCATCCGGCCCTACGAGAACCGGCCCTGGTTGAAACGCCTGGCATTCGTCGCGAGACGATGAAGCGCCTCGCTCAGCAAGTCGGCATCGTCCGCTGTGAACACCTCGTCGTCCAAGCACGCGAACGCCGGGTTCTCCGCGTCGGGCAGCGACACGTGCCCTTCCTTGTGCAGCTGAGTGCCCTGGATGTCCAGCATCATCGCGCCCGTAGACGTGAAGTCCTCCTCGATACCCATCCTCTTCTCCAATCCCTCGCGACCAAGGGCTGAAGGGGTGATACCCAACCTGTGACCGACTAGCGATCAGCCAGAAAGAGGCCTCAACGCGGTGTCGCTTGAGCACCGAGCGGGCATGCCATACGGGCATGGAGGAGAAGCGCAACGTACCCGGCGCGGCAATGTTGCCGATCGGCCCGAACGACCCACAGCGGTTCCTCGTGCTCGTGCCGATCCGTACCGAGCGCGTGATTGGGCTGGTCCTAATGACGGACCCCAAAAACCCTGATGCGCCTATGGAGCAGATCGCCAAAGTTTCCGAACGGCAGCTGCGCGACCTCGGAAGAGCATGCGGCGAAGTCGCCGACTGGTTCCACGAGCACACCGCGTAGACCAGGCGCTCCGCCGCTACCACAGACGCCACGCTCACGCCCCCTTGCCTCTGGGGGGCCGGCGAGCGGGGGCGAGTGCTCTCGTCTCGCGATAGCGCGGCTCGCCCACGATGTGGTCCGCCGGCTGGTCGGCGCGCTCGACAAGCCGCCGCCGTTCCATTTCCCAGCACGAGCTGGAGGCGCGCGTGCTGACCGAGCGCTGGCAGGCCGAGCGAGACGAAGCTCGCGCTGAGCAGCCCCTTCTGACCGCAAGCCCGCGCGAACGGAATCCAGGTCGCGAGGATCTCGACCTCGGAGTCCGAGATCGGCTCCCGCTCAGTGCTCGACAACGGGGGCCTCCGATCTCGGGGCGGCGTGTCGGTCAGCGACCTGGAGGGCATCATCCGAGGGCGTGACCGCGAGAGGCTCCATCCCCGGCACCTTCACCGGCCCCATCAGTACGGACGAGCAGCAGTTCGTCTCGCTCATCCCCAAGTACTTCGAGCGAACATGCAGGATTGCGTGGCTGACCGATATCGGCGGCGGAGAGGTCCTGTTGGACGAAGAGCTGGTCTCAGACGCCTCGGAAGAGCAGCTACGAGACCTCGGGAACGCGTGCATCGACGTCGCCGACCGGCTCCGCGCGCACACCCACCCCTGATCAGCCGCCACTGCGCTCACCGCTCCGTCCCTTCGGACGGGATTTCACGGACGGGCTCGGGCTCATCCTCGAAGAACGAACGCCCGCAGTACCTGCACGGGTTGCCCTTGCAGCAGCCGTCGCCGGGATGGAACGTGCCGCTGTAGTTGACGCCGCCCGCTCTCAGTACGTCGTGACCGTGATCCCACGAGTAGACGAACGAGTCGAGCTGCTCCAAGTCCTCCTCGCCGCTGTGGATCGACAGCTCGCGAATGCGCGACAGGGGCGTGACCCGCCCGTTCCCTGTCTCCCCTGCGGGCGGGGCGGCGGCCGGGTCGCGCAAGCAGTGCCCGGCCTCCCAACAGCGTTTACCGTTCGCGCAACACGCCGCGATTCTGCACTCGGGGTGGACGCGTATCGGTCCGAGCGCCGTGTCGAGCATCCGCCGCCCGCCCGTCTCCCCTGAAGGAGGGGCAGCGTCGCTCGCATCGGTTCCGAACGCCTGACGGAACGCCGTCAGCACCTCGCGGTACTCGCCGCGGAACGACAGCCAAGCGTCGAACTCGGCGAGCCGTCGTTCCCGCTCCCCGTCCCCTGAAGGCAGGGAGGCGAGCAGCTCGGCGGCTCTGCACTGAAGGCACAGGCCTTCGCCCGCTGCAACGCGATCACGGAACGCTCCGGTGTCGCCTGATGTGCCCCAGCCCTCGCCGCGCTCTCC